CTGGTCGTCCTTGTGGCATTCTAGGGAACGCTTCTGCAATTGTTGTTCTACTGCCAAGACGAATAATGCAACGCATAGCAAACTCCCCTAGAGAATTTCTAAGAGGAGCTGCTGTATGATTGCGTGTTCTAATTTGCGGGCGATGTAATTTCATTCTTTAATTATTAAATTAATACAAAATACTACAAATAATGCCAAAGCTAGGACTCCAACTTCAATTAAATAAACAATTCCAGCATTAACTACAAATGATATATTATTATTAGTGACATTTGCTATTACGCCAGTAAATACAGGAAGAATTGATAATAACAAAAATGCACCAATAATTTGTTTAAGCTTCGGCATATCTTCTTTTATAAAATTCATTCCAATCACCACTTTCCACTACATCGTATCCAGATTGATATCTTGGACTTTCAAGAACGTAAACTTCAACTTCACCAAGAGATGTTGGCACTAATGCTTTCTGGTAAAAACTTGGCCAACCCTCCAAACATTCTACGCTACGATATGTATAATCATTAACTTCCCATATTTCCACAGTAATGTCGTGATTTTCGTGTGATGGAATTAATCCAGGAAAGCCACCCAACGACACCATGCGATATGGAATGCTAATTACTTCCGTTGATTTTAATTCACTATCTCTAAGTAACCTATTGTTGCCTTTTCCCAAGCGAAGGCTGCCGTAAACACAAATTAATTTATTTTTATTCATCTTGTTTATCTTTATATTTCCAAATATTGTTATATGCACTTTTGTTGTTTCCAATTAAGCATTGAGATAATGCTCCCCTTGTGTAATTTTCGTTTTGAATTAATATATCGTTAATACATAGATATTCTTTTATAAAATTTTTGTTAATATCGTATTGGAGAACTCTCTTTTTATTTCTTAATGTTTCTCCATATAAATTAAGTTCATTTCTTATTTTAAGAATTTCATCAACAGTTTTCCTCTTCCTATTAGAGCATACTACATTTTCATCATAATATAGCTGCTTAATAAAACTTTCAATACAATTGGATTTTATTCTCAGATTATAACATGAACCATTAGGAGCATATCCGCTAACTATTTTGTTTTCTTTTAAAAATTCTGAAATTTGACTTATCAAATCAAGTGATGCGGATGTATATATCACCATTCCTCCTTTTTTAGATGAATAATGACCATCACCATCCATTAATCCTCTTAGCATATCAAAGGTTATAGGAATATTAAGAGATATTATTTTTGATTTGGCTTCTGTTATTCCTAACGAATTTAAGAATTTTACAATTTCTGCATTGCCAAACCTAATATCACACTTTATATCCCAATTAGTATTCTGTCTTTTATGTTCCTTTATATTGGAATAATCTAGCCCAATAAAATCGCAATATTTTCTTGCAATGTCATAATCTTTTTTTGTCGTCGTTAAGCTGATTCTTTTATCGTGAATATTTCCATCTGAAACTATCCATCCTATCCAATACTGAACATCTGGATTTGATAAATTTTCAAATGGATTTATGTCAACAAGCCTTTTTGATCCAGGTCGCGACTTAATTCCTCCGCTAATAAGATATTTATTAATGGACGGAATGCTTATTCCAAGTTTTTTAGAAATTAAAATTTTACCAAATCCACTAACATATAACTCCTCAATTTGCTTAACTAACTCTTTAGATAATCTTTTCATCTTTATATTTTATATATTAATAATATACAAAGATACAAAATAATACTAAGGAGTCAAAACATCACCACCAGTAATTATTCCATTAATATTGATCTTTTAGATTCAATTAATCTATAGATAATCCTTTCAAGAAATTCATTGGTATTTGCTTCAAAAATATCCTCCGGATGGAATTGTACTCCAACTATTGGCAAACTATTATGTGCAATCATTTCAATATGATTATCTGATTCATGTCTTGCTATTACAGAAATACAATCTGGAATAGTTCCCTCGTTAATTGTTTGATGATGCCTACTATTTACATTTAATGTAGACAAATTTGTAAATCTAGATTTATTCCAAAAAGAAAGAGCATCAAATTTTATTTTATGAACACATTTGTATGGATCTTCTGGTTTGTTTGTTTCATGATCCATATGCTGTATTAATTTTGCTCCGAAATTAGTTGCAATTGCTTGAGCTCCTCTGCAAATAGAAAATACTGGAATCCCAAGTTCAATATACTGCGGGAGATACTGATAATCAAAATATTCCTTGTGCAAGTCTGGTTTTTGAGTAAAATACCCAGGAGCCTCGCCATAAGCCGAAGGATTTTTATCACTACCACCAACTGTGATTAATAAATCCAAATCTTCTCTAACTGTATGTGTTGGCATTAATGGAATAACCTCTCCAAACTGCTCTGCATACATTATATATGATATTGTAGATCCAATTGAATTAGCTCCAGTCATCCACATGGGGATTCCTATTTTTTTTGTTGTCATATAAATTAATTATTTTTTATTCCTATTTAACTCGGCTACAATTGGGTCAAACAAATGAAAGAAATGTTTTGTTGATTCAAAAGACTCTCTCAATCCATTAAATTTTGTTGCGTCAAATCCAATACTCATTAATTCAATCCCATTAAACTCTGGCTTAAATCTAAATAAAAAGTTTTTTCTGTAAAAAGAGTTAAAATTAGGGTGAGTGATTCGCCAAATATCTTCATATATGTGTAAAATCAATCCAAGCAAATGGTTCACGTGCCTTCCAGATATATTTAAATGAATTCCACCACCACGATAAAATTTTTCTTCAGAACTGTTATCAATATCAACAAAAAATCCTTTGTTAATTGTTAACATTGGTTTTTTAAATTTAACGTCAGCCTTTATTGAGTCGTGAATTTCTTTTGGGATTTCTAGCTCACCCCAATGAATGTCATAACCTAAATCATTATATATAGAAGTTAGCTTTGAGCATTCCTCAAACAATTTATAAGCCACATCTCTAGTTGACTCAAACGTGAATGGTAGTGTTCTGCACTCCGCAAGGCAATCATAATTATCATGAGGATTAGCATATTTTGCCTTAATTATCTCCTGATGCTCCACTGGCATTGATGAAAATCTAATTATATTACCATCCTTTAAAATAACACCTTCATATTCTAATCCAATTCTTATTAATTGTTGCGTCATTTTGTTGTTGTTTTAAATGTCATTTTCATTATTGTTTCATTAAGAAACTTTCTAAATTCTCTAAGTTCACCTACGTTTAGATACTCATAGTTATTGTCCCAGATTCCAACTTGAACAAAATCCTTGATCGGACTACCATCTGGTTCTATCAGTCTTCGCATAAAGAAACTTCTGATCTTTATTTTATCTGGATCATTATTTTTAGTCATAACTTACTTGTCCTCCAATCGTAATTCTTTGGATAATTCTCATATCCTTTAGTTGATTGCAATGTTTTACATGATGATAATAGAATTCCCACAAGTAATGCTGCTGCGTATAATATTTTAGGTTTCATCACCAATATTTAATTGACAGTAATACAATTGAGATAAAAGAAATAAAGGAGGTAAATTCTACCCATGCAGTAGCATAATTATCAGTAATATCTGGATATTCTTTTTTACGGAATAGTTCAATCAAGCTGGCAATTGTCCACCATCCATATAAAATAATTAATAATGGTATAATTATATATCTCATTGTATTAGTTTGATTTAATTAGTTTATAATAGTATCCATTCTTGCCTGAATATGTGAAAACATCAAAATCTGTAGCATGAGCAAACATTAGAAATCCAACATCCATATTGCGTTTATGGCAAATAATGTCGCCTTCTTTGAACTTTCTGCAAAGCTTTAATTTATATTGTTGAACTTTCATTGTATTAGTTTTTGTAATTGATAATTAAATTCTCTTCCGCCATGAGCCTTCCAGAAGTCGCTGGGATCTTTTGGGGCTCCAATTGGATTCCAATATGCTTCGATATCGTACATTTTAGACCATTTTAAAGCGTTTTGAATACCCGTCTCGTCGTTATCTAACCAGAGTATGATTCTATCCCAACGTGGTCTTATTTTGCCTAAAAATACGCTTTCTGGTAATGGGTTGGTCTCATTATTTGGGGCTACAGAATTCCATTTGTTATATATTCTTGCAAACGGCCCGCAGTCCTTCTTACTGCTAGTTATAAACAATAAATCCCCACCGCCCTTTGGCAACAAATCCCAATTTTGAATAACAGTATTATCTACATTAGAAATCCATTTATGTTTACCATCTCGCTCTGGAAAATATAGTTTTCTTCTATAAATTCCATTATGTCTGTAGTAATCATATGTGTAAGCCAGTTCGTGTGGTACTGCATATGGCATCTTAATCATACCCTTATGTTCCATAGTTAACCAGAAGTAGTCTATTGGCCTAATAGAAGCCATTTGAAGCATTTTCTCAGTCCAACCATATTGTTGCCAGTATTCTATGTCATAGTCCTTATATGGAGCGTATGACACATCTATGACGGTTGTAGATTTCTCTTTAAAATGTGGTGTTGGATTAATCTTAGAAATAATAGTTCGTACATATCTGAAATCTCTATCAGAATTGTCTATTAATTGTAATCCAAAATCTAGATTAATCTTCCTAATGGCATCTCTGAAATCCAAATTAAACTTACGCATCACATATTCAATAGCCCTGTAAGAGCCCTCCCCAAAATCTGTGTATAAAAGGTCTCCTCCAATATGTTCTATCATACACGATGGAGACTTTTCATCTCTAAACTCTGATTTAAAAGGATGTGATATCTTTTTGAAATTCAGGCAATACGCTTGAAATATCTGATATGTTGAAATCACATCTAATAAATTGCTTTTAGTAAGAATATTTCTAGTTGTGATCATATTCAATGTTTTATTCAAATTCTTCTGGTAAATTTTTAACAGATCTTCCATTCATTGATCCATAGATGTATCCAATACAAAACATTTTGCAATGAGTCAAACAAGTGTTTGGATTAGGCCCATTTGAATTCATTAATTCATGATATTTTTTATTGGTAATTTTAGATTCTGTTATTACTAATCTATTTTCTGATGATATTAAATAAACAAAATAATTCCACATAACTTAATTTTAAAGGAAAGGGCCAGCATTTCTGCCAGCCCAATCAAACAACTATTTATAAAACAACAATTTTATCTTACCAAGGCATTTCATCCTCTGGAGCCTGAACGAAATCAGGATCTACAGAAGCAACTGCTACTGGTTTATAATCATACTTATTCGCTTTGTCAAACGGTTTGATATGACCAGGATTGGCCTTCATCTCCTCGTTAGAAGCGATAAAACCATAGCGACGCTTACCTAAAGAATAGCCGATTTTGTCAGCACCATCTTTTACATAAACATATTCTTCAGCTGTAATAGCCCATGTAGCAAATTTGCCACGAATAATAGGCATCAACTTATTGAGATAATCCTCAACATTATCAGCCTCGATAGCATCAACTTTTTCAGAAACATCAAGTTTCTTAGCAATCAATGCAATATCAGAGATGAACTGATCCATTTGAGTTTTATCATCTTTGCCAAAATAAATACTGAAATTTAAACGACCAACACGACCGCCAAATTTAGATTTTTCATCTGGCTCAAAACCAGCATCTACAACTTTTGGACTCTCCAATAATAGGATAACCTGCTGTTTGTCGCTCTTGGATGACTTTTTGAGCTCAAATCCAACAATTGCAGCTTCTTGCACACCATATGACAGATACTTAGATCCACCGTTACCACCTCTCTCAATCACAACTCCTTTTGTACTAATCATATATTTAATTTTAATTGTTACTTAATTCTAATTCGTCTTCTTGTTGATATTTTCTAGCCAATACTTGCCACTCTCCATGCAATTTATTCCAATATGCATGATTTTGTGGTGTATTACTCCAAGAAAATGCTGATGTCACCCAATTTACATTGAATCCCCATGTTTTATTTAAAAACTCATGGAATTCTTTATTTTCATTGACAAGATTGGCTTTATATTCCTCTAAGCATTTATTTTTCTCAAGAAATTCTATAAATCTTTCTTTCATTTTAATTGTAATACTCAGTTACACACTTTGCAACATATCCCAAATCATTAGGTATTCTAATCGAAGGGAATGTTCCTTGTGGTGATTTTGCTGGATAATCATTGGTTCTGTTTGTCACAAAGAAATAATTACCTTTCTGAGCCTTATCATCCCACTCAGATGTTGCATATAATACAATATTAAATAATCCTTCGAGAGTGATCTTTGAATCAATCATATTGCCCAAAGTCTTCATCTTGCGAACTACTTCAAAGTCTTTATGGATTTCTTCACTATGACTAATGAAATATACCTGAAGATCATCGCGAAGAGTTCTTGCCATATCAATGATTTCAAAATAATCTTTAGCTAACTCATTGAACTTTTCGTAACCCTTCTCCATGGCCTTTCGCATAAATGCAAAGCTCATTGAATAATGCGCATCATCAATAACAATATATTTAATATGTGGCATTGTTGTATTAATACGACTCAATGCATTCTTAATATTGCTTGATTTATCGCTTGAAAACCAATTTCCAGTAGGGTTATCAACTGGATGAAACGGCTTATAAACTTGCTTCCATCCCTTGGTCGGCAATCCCTTACCGGCAACAGAAATCACAAATGTCTCGGCTGGATTTAAACCAATTATACCAAGATCATCATTTTTTAAAATAGAAGTTGATTTTCCAACTCCACTTTCTCCCACTACAGCGATTAATTCACTCACTTATCTTTCTCCTATATTTAAATTACTAAATCTAGATCTTCAATTTCTTGTTGATCTTCATCTTCTTCCCACTCACTAAATGGATTTTCCATCTTAATCAATCATAAAGTATTCTTTAATCAACGGCTCAAAATTCTTCAGAAATTCATCGCGAAGCTCAGCAGATTTGAAGGCCAGGAATTGTTTTTGAGCAGAGAACATATCTTTTTTAATTCTATTGCTCGTGCATATCAAACAATAATTATACCCATTGCCATCCCAAGAATCTTCCCAACCATCATTATATACAGCCATTAACTGTGACAATTGTGCTGCGGCTAGAGCTGATTTTGCTTGCTTTTCGGTAGCAAATATATGTTTTGCATTTATATCGGCTTTGGCATTCATTGTTGACCTCAATTTTTGGACATTACCTTCTCCTGAATGAATATAATATCCAGTATATGGACTTAGTTCAAATATTGATTTTGGCAATTCCTTTTTAGTCAACTCCTCTTTGCTAAAATTAGCTAACAACAATTTATCCATTTCTGGAGATTTACCATACATTTTCTTAGCTTGATCTAAGCTTAGTTTAATTGTTTTTTCTGTACACATAGGTTCTTTGTTAATTATTTCAGCCCAAACTCCATTACAATATAAGAATCCGCATTCTCTATTGTTATGGTCTTTATTCCAGATTACATTTTTACATCCATGGACATCTTCTTGGAATCTATATCCACCCCAACATTTGAGCCGTGCTGGATTTAAATATCCCGGTAATGCCGAATAGAATTCTGTTCCAATTGGATACCTGAGCTTAGCTTCTTCAATTAGTAATTCTTTTGGTGATTTTTCTTTGATTAATTCCCAATTATTTGGATATTTAGCAGCCATATCTTGAACGGAAAGCCAATCTAGATATCTTCGTAAATCAGAGTCGTATATTTTATTAAAAACCCAAAAAGAATTACTAAGACCACTTCTATTAATTAATTTATATTTCGCCATACTATATGGTATTTTTATTATATAAAGCTATTTGTTCATACACTCTTTCAGATGGATCTCTAGGTAATTCTGCAAAGTAATTACAGGCTCCTAGGAACATCAGATCAATTGATGCGCTAGATATTCCATTACGGTTGAGGTTAATCAATAATTCCCTATGATTCATGCCTATTCTAGCTAAATCCCAGCCATTATATGATGGAATCTTGTAATTGTAAGGCCAAAATAAGCTAATCATTAAGTTAGCATCATTTTTAGAGCTCTTATTTTCTGCAAGCCCTTCAGGATTAGGCTTTAAGCGTTCAATCATTACATCTCCACGATTAGTATATTGCGCATCTGTGCTTGAAGCTGTTTGTTGCTGTATTAGCACTGGAGAATATCCCCACCTATCTCTGAATTGTAGAAATATTTTAGAAGACAAATCTCTAATTGCATCATACACACCAGTTTGATCCTTCTGACTTGACAGGAGGCCAGCATGGTCTACGAGAATTACAACATATTCATCTGGTCTGTTTGGAATATATCTATCAATAACTTTTTTATTAACAGAACTTCCATCCTCTTCTTGCCAAGCAACATCTTTATATTCATAGTGACCATTAGCTTCTGCATATGATTTTATTGTCAATAAGATACCAGTTGTATTCCTAATGTCATCATGAATTGTAACTATTGATTGAAATTCCATTAACCATTGTTGAAACTCTTTAGAATCAATAATCTTTAGCAGCCTATCATCAAGAGTGTATCCAGCAAATACAGATTGTAGGTTATCTGGACTGATTATGATTCCATGGGACTTAAATAATTTGTAACTAATTGCAGATATTATTAATAAATCAGCGCTGATTTCAAGGCTAAAATAAAATATCTTTAGAGTTATATTAGTTGAATCTCTGTTTGTTAGATACCAATCAATTGGCTCAAACATATATAAATAGTTGGCCAACTGCGACTTACCGCCCTTGCTTTGCGCAGAAATTATTGTATAATGCTTTTGTCTAACTCCCGGAAGTATTGATGATAGTCTTGGCAAGCTCCATGGTATTGCTATTAAGTCACCATTTAATTTACGCTCTCTATTTTGTTTTAGTTGATCGACAACTCGTTTTATCCTATCTTTTTCTTCCATTAATCATCTATCATTTCTGCTAATTCCTTAAATGACCACTGAGATTCTCCGCCACTATGCTCAATATAATCTTTATATATAATTCCCTTAACAGTACTATATTCACCTTTATCAAGCAATCCATAATATAGTCTTGATTTTTTTATTGTTGAACAATAACAAAATAATAGCGTTTTATTCTTACTTTTATTATAATCGTCTGATATAGATTTGTAAGCATTCATCATTTCCTTAATTGTTGATCCTGGAAAATAATGATTAGCTAACAATAATAAATCATCTGGAGACCTATGTCTGTGACCGCCACATTGTTCTTCATTGGTATCACTCCAATAAGTAGCCGGACTACCTTTATCAAAATAATCCTTAAGAATCACTTTTAATGACTCTGGATTTTCTGGTGCTTCTTTATAATATATAGTTCTCATTTGATTTTAAATAATTCTTTATTTAGACCCCATAAACAAAATACTAAATATACAGCAAACATTAGTGCCATTTGAGGTTCTTTACTATGCATATTATAGTACATCCAATACATATTAGATAAAGACCACAACCAATATGATAATTCTTTCTTATCTTTAATATTAGCTATATATCCAGCAATTGCTATTAATGCAAATAAAAGTTTAATCATAAATATTATAACCTGTAATCAATAAACTTACACTCAAATGTTTTTGTATTTAACAATACGCCAACTTCAGTATAATTATCTTCAATTAATATAATTACATTGCCATCCACTAAATCTTTATTCTTCTCGTAAAATTCAGGAAAATATTCTTTTATTTTACTAGAATCACAGGTTTTTCCATTATTAGTAATACATTCGTCCATCATAACTTAATCTCCATTGATTTAGTTGTTGTTATTACTTCGTCTTCTTTCTCTAACCATGCCATAAGAGTGCTATTACCATCCTTTTCAATAAAATAAGGTGCAATTTGCATTCCCCTATCCATGGTCATTTGATTAAAATTACTAACATACTCTCTGCACGAGGTTAAGATCTGATCATTAGTATAATCGCCCATTCCATGCCCTTTATCGAGCTTTCTGAGCTTATCTACAATAATCTTGATAGTTCCTCTCCATGGATATTTGCCGTCCTTAGAACCCCTAGGAAAGGACTCCCTGATGTCTGTGGCTAATTGTGTATAATCTCTGCCAATCCCTTCAATTAAATATAAAGATCTTGGAAGCAAGCTAACCATCGCCCCATCTAAAGACAAATAGCCCTTAGATTGAAGCGATAGATAGTCTGACTTTCTTTCTGTATAATCAATTGATTTGTTATTCTGTTGAGAATAAATAGATAATAACAATAAATACTCATTGATGTTTATTCCTCTCCTACTCAATCTCTCTGTATCAATGATTATCTGCATATTGTTATAAGTTAATTACAAACACCTTAATGTCGTTACTAGAAGATGTACTTCTTTTGTATTCAGTTTCAATACCACCGCGTTCGGCCATAATCTCTTGCATTAATGTATCAATAGCGTCATGGCCAGATACTAATGTAAAAATTCTAAATGCTCCTCTATTCTCTTCGATGGCATTATTTACAATAGTCTTAAATACAAGATCTTTTAATTTCTGTTGATTTGTATTATCTTCAAGTAAGTCAAACCTGCAACTTGCTTCAATCGATCTATGTAAGCTCTGTATTCCATCTATTTCATCCAATCCGCAGCATCGCATATCCTCATTAATATTAAGCCCATCCTCGTTGTCGTAGATAATATATTCCTCATCATTAAAATAAAGAACAACTTCCTTATCGTCATTAACTTGTACACCAAGTTCAATTTGTTCCCATGTTGGGAATTGCGGTCTTGGTGGTGGCGGTGGTGCAATCGTAGTAAATAGAGCCAATTTATACTTAGCTTCAATACCATTATTGTTAACACACCTGAAATGTGTTGCCTCTCTTAATGTGTCAACCTGAGAATCTTCTGAATCAATAAGAATCCCAGTATAATCACGATCTACTGTTATATTTTTAGCCTTCTGTGGGGCTGTAATACATTTTAATGTAATTTCTCCTGACATAATTTGTTCTGTTGTTGTGTTATTAATTGTTGGTTGTAATTGCATTATTTGTGCAATCGTTAGTTCTTTTTCTGGTAATTGGTTAAAGTATTGTTCTGTTCCGACCATTGTTGTTTTGCCATTCCTGATTAGTATAAACGGTGGATTTTCTGCATCTAGAGTTGAACTCCATAACGATCTAATAATAGAAAACCCATTACCATATGGAGTGATTCCAAGATCTCTTAATTTTATTGATAATTGATCCAAATTATCAACCCATGATAACCTAATCTTACAATTATTTACATCAATTTCTCCTAATTTTAGAAAATCTTGATATGAGATTTCTGGGTTCCAATGTGCTGTAAACCAATCTTCAGATCTGCTCCATGATGGATGACTATTTCTTCCTGAATATAGAAATATAAATATTTCTTCGTGATTGCCAATATTATCGTAACAATATTGATTTTTGCCCCATCCTAATTCAATCGCCTTATCTTGCACTTGCCTAGATATATCAGCATTAGGTATTCTTATTTTATAATCTTGCATATTGTTTAATGCTTAGTTGTTCATAATCTTCAGGCTTATTAGTCCTATAGGCTAATAATGATATTTTAGCATCATCTATATTAACTTCAAAATATTTAGCCATTAGCTCAGCTAAACGATCATCATCTTTAGCACCATATTGCATTTCTAGTGCAGAGATCATAACCTCTAGCTGAGCTGTAGTCTTTTGAATTTTAGTGAAATACATATTAATGTAAAATATGCCAATACCATGGCTTTAAATGAATTTCTTTGGCGTGTTCAAGAATAGCCTTGCGCCTACGATTTACAGCATTACCATAATTCTCATAGATAGGCTTTTTCTTTGATGTTAATACTGGTTTGTAACTAAATTTACCAAATTTAACAACTTGAACTTTCTTATCTTTACGCTGAGCTGGAATTCCATATGAATTAAGGATCATTATATCCTCCCTGCATTTATGTAATAAAATTGCTTTCATACAGCTAGTCTTGCTCTAGTGTGATAAACAACTTCTTCCTCTTTGCGTACAACAACTCTACCTACTGGTGTAATTGTTTTAGTTAATTCAAGACAGAATATATGTAATGGTTTATTGATGAAGCTAATTACCTTACTGCCATGCACTATTTGTCCTTGAACTTTAATTGGCTCTATTCGTGGTCTCATAAATATCTATAATAAAATAGTTTAAATCCAAAAAATTTCCTTAATATGCCAATGACTAACAATTGCTTGTTGTATTGGTATTTTATATCTTTAATAAGATAATGCTTATGCTTCTTAATATAGATTACATCTGATAAGCTCATTAGAAAAATACTTTAAATGTCCAGTAAAATGCTTCAAAAATACTCCATAAAAATATACTAACAGTTGGGATTAACCAAAGCTGATCTAACAAGCTGTAAGCATTTCTAACTTTTTCTTGAAGTAAATCTAGTAACGTAATCGTTAATAGGATTAATACAAATACTCCAATATGATTTAATAGTGTCATAATTTAGGTTTTATATTCGATTCCAATTACTGCATTTGTCGTTAATGCAGTTGATCCATAAAAGAGTGATATAACCATTCTCAACCCTTCGCTCCAATCAAAAATATTAAATGATGCTCCAGCGATAACTCCGCAAACATAGAATAATAATAATATTCCTATATTTACTAATATTAATAATAGTATTTTGTTCATGAGTTTATTTGTAAATTATTAAACATGTTAACATCGGGCCACCGCCAGCATTATACTCATAACAAATATAATCTTTGATACGACCTTTGTGCATATAGAATTTTATTTCTCTTTGGTATTTAAATTTACCTTCATGTGGATGGATATTTTCACCTACAGTATTGATCCTGGTAATAAAGTTACCTAATAGTCCAAATATTTGTCTGCATATACTATCAATAGTATCAGTTTCTTTCTTCATTCGTAATCCTAATGAGAATATAAATGCTTTTGAATTCATGTTTGTAGATTGGACTGATATTTGCTTTAGTAATGTATTTTTAATTACATTAGCATCTGAAATACACGTTAAATCACAATCAATAAATGCAGATCCGTATAACTCTATAGACTTGTTCTCAACCAACATTTTATATTGATTTTCTTTTGATAGTCCTCGCTTTATATCTGTGTAGATTAATGGATCTACCTCACAAATACGAAGTTTTTTATCACCAAAATTCTTTCTAAAATTATCTATATGCCTTTGATAGTCTGGGCCAGTTACAATTGTAGTACTAGATGATGCTGTGTTTCCAAGAGCAATGCCAGCTTTTTGATAAAACTCAGCCTCTATAAGATGTTTTATAGAAGCCGAGCTAAAATCATGTGTGTATTTAGGATTCATCTACTCTCCCAAAATTTGAAATGAAAATTCAGCATCTCTGCCATAAAGATCCCAAACATATTGCTGGACGGCCATTTTAAGCTTGTTTTTAGGGCTTAATTTGTTCCACCATGGCACTGATACAGTTTTCTTTGGTCTTGCATCATCTGATACAGCCCAAGCGCAAAATGCCCCGTTAAGGGTTGTGTGTTGCTCGCAATTATGAAATCGCGGCAATTGTACGGTTTTAAGTTGTGTTACCGGCAATCTTTCAATTGAATTGTCGAGTGGATTTCTCCACACTTCAAATACTTTATTACCCTTATCATCAACTTTTTGTGTTGCTTCAAACTTGCCACTTGTGGCAAGCCTAGCTCCAATTTGAATGGTCACTAGGATTTGTACGTTTTTGTAATCCATAACTATTTGATAATTAGAGTAATTATTGGTATCTTTGTACTTAATTACACTAAAAATGAAAATACGAGGTATTTATAAAATCCAGTCTAAAATTAAACCAGAGCGTATTTATGTTGGCAGCTCTGAACATATTTACAATAGATGGTCTGCTCATAGAAGACACATGTTTTATAATAAACACAAGAATACTAAAATGCAGAATCACTATAATAAATATGGATTAGATGATTTTATATTTGAAATTTTAGAAGAATGTTATTTAGAAAATAAGTTGTCCAGAGAACAATATTATATTGATACATTAAATCCATGGTTTAACATTAATTTAGTTGCTGGAAATACTACTGGTCGTAAATTTTCAGAAGAAACACTATATAAACTTAGAAATCCTTCTGCTGAAACTAGATTGAAATTAAGTATTGCATCTAAAAATAGAAAGCATATTTTTCCACCTAGACCAGAAGGATATATTTGTCCGCTGAAAGGTAAAAAATTACCACAATCTCAAGTAGATAAAATGATAGCCAACTCTAAAGGAATATCAATCTTACAATATGATTTAAATAATAATTTTATACAAGAGTGGCATGGTACTAAAACTGCCGCAAAAGCACTTAAAATAGGATATTCTGGAATTAAAAGATGCCTATCTGGAAAATATAAACAATCTTATGGTTTTATTTGGAAATATAAGGAATTATCTAATACAAATTCCGAAGAACCATCCTAGTCTAATAATATCCATTTCATTAATACAATAATCAAATTGCTCAGTATTATACCAATAATATACTGGGCGCTTGGTTTTGGGTGTCCATAATTTAATCTTTATCATCTTATTATATAATAAAATACAAAGACTATACCATGGATCATTTATTTCTGTTGCAATTCCAATATACTTTGTCATAATTTCTGTGTTTTTATAGTCCATAATAATATAGATTGTAGAGAGATTAAGACTCGAACTTAAATTACACCCCAGTAGCGGGCCAAGTGCGTCCTATTCCAATTAGACGATCTCTCCATTATTATTTTAAATTTAAGGGTGTTAACGTACACCCTAGGAAACGTTCCTAATTAAGCTGCAATAGCAACCTCGCGGAATAAATTGATAGTTTTGCCGTTTGAAGGCGAATTAAACTCTCTTCTATTCTATTATACTGCCAATCAATTACTACTCACCCCCGTAAAAATTGCAAGAGATTTTAAGTGTTATTCCTGCGGCCACTTCAATCCAATTGGCTTGGCGAGTGGAGGTGGCGCCGACGAAAGCGCGTCTTGCTCAGTTTTTCAAATAGTGTCAACGAATTTAATTTGTGGGTATAGTTGGACTCAAACCAACGACCTCAGCTTTATCAGTGCTGCGCTCTATCAACTGAGCTATATACCCGACCGTTTTATATAAAAGTTTTTTGCTTTACTTTACTAGCCAAATAAATGACACATAATTATCTTTTATAAAGGAATTGATAACCCAATTATCTTATTTAAACTTTAACCCCTCTCGACCAAATTGCAGCCCAAATCTCAGTGCGATCAGCTTTACCTAATCCAGATTTAGCTAACACTCTTGATAAGGTTAATTTACGACCAGCCTTGCGACTAAATTGATCTCCGTGGCCACATTTAGCAATAGCAATATGCTCAGTTTCATTAACCGTTAATACACATGATGTAGTTTTCTTTGGCACATCATGATGCCAATCAATTTTAATACTGTCAGTGATTTTCATTTTGTTGTTTTATTTAAGTTTTACCATAAATCTTCACTAGTTAATTCTCCGCCAATAATTGGTTTATTTAATTGTCCTGTTGATACAACCAATTCTAAGGCTTCGGCTCTTGTCAGAAATCTATTTTTAGTTGTTAGAAATCCCTGAATGCAACAATCCCATGTTTTAGCATCTTTATTCGCGGACATATATGATTGACCAACACATGGATGTCTCCAACCGCCAATTATAAATCCTTTATCAATATTATATGGTTGAAACATATGATCATTGCCATCATTGTGATAATTTGCAGCACATATTACATATTCTGTTTTACCATTATTTAAATGGGCCTCTAATCTTTCTTTATCAATTGCCATATTTATTAATTTAAAAGCTAGCCCAATTTCTCAGACTAGCTTATTGTTACAGCCCCGTTTCGGTACTAGCGGGCCTTCTGTCATTCCAACTCTCTGACTTTCTGAACATTATTCTGTATATAGAATACTATTATCATCATTGATTCTAGATTCTATTATTGCTGTTAATTCTTCTTTAGCAAACATGATTATTATTTTATTTCAGTTGTAACAACGGAGCCACACATTGGACATTGAATTCCATTGTAGTGAGCTCCACATGATGCACATTTATATTTCATTTGAATATTATTAAAATTAAAATATTAACACATTGTTACATTTAGCCATCTCATAACACCACATCTATGTACACTATGGTCGAAACTCACAATGGATTGATCGCAATTAGGTAGCTTACACCTTGTAACCAGAACGA